GTATGCGTTACGAGTTTGACCATCTGTCTATGCACCCTGCAGAAGCCTATGCGTCTGGTGACTTCGAGATTGTGTATGTTACTGACTCTCATGGTCGCATTGCTGCTCGTACTAACGTGTACCTCAAGCACCCTGACAAGCCACAGGCTTCACCTATCTACGGTGTATCAGAGCAAGCTATTGACTTTGTGTACGATCATCTGATACTACGTAATGTAGAGGTCAGAGACCCTGACTTCTCAGGTGCCAAGCTACGCAGAGTCGAGCATTATGAGGGTGGCTTCATTGCACCCTACCTTGACCTAGTACCTCAGGCTCTCGATGACACTGGTACACACCTAGTGGTTACACATGGTGGTGAGATCAATGCCACTGACTACGGTGGTATACTCAACGGTCATCACACCACCTGTACTAGCTGTGGTGATGGTCTCAGTGAGGAGGACTATTTCTACTCAGAATCTACCGATCAGCATTACTGTGAGTGTTGCTACTACAACGCCCACTTCTTCTGTGAGTATGCAGGAGAGGATATACATGAGGATGATGCTGTCGTGGTCTACAGAGTTATGAATAGTGGTCACCAGACTAACTTCAGGGTGTCTCGTGAATACATGGAGAGATCTGACACCTTCGTCTACTGTGAGGATGATGACGAGTGTTGGGATATAGATGACGTGACCTACATCGAGTGTGAGGATATCTGGGTATCACCCAATGGTATTAATGATTACTTCCTATCTGATTGGAGTGACGAGTGGTATCCCCGTACCGTGATGTGTACCCTTGAAGATGGTGATGATGTAGCTAAGTCTGAGCTAGATGACCATCATGGCATCTGGGAAAAGCAAAAAGATAACACATGGAAAAATGTACAAGGAGAACTAGATGTATAGTTTAATAGAGATGCTGCGTTACATGAGGCCAGAAGCTTCACAAGCGCAGAAAGAATTTTGTTTACGGTTCCTCGAACCTACCTTTGGGTTACCCGATATTCACGGTAACTATATCCACATCATTGGTGACAAGCCACGGCTATGTTTTGCGTCACACCATGACACAGTACACAAGCAGTCTGGTACGCAGAAGCTAGTGGTCATGAATGACGTGGTGTCTGTAGCTGACAGCAAGACTTCCAACTGCCTTGGTGCTGACTGTACCACTGGTGTCTGGCTCATGCTCAACATGATTGAGGCTGGCATCGAGGGTGTCTATGTAGTCCATGCAGCAGAGGAGATTGGCTGTAAGGGTAGCCGTGCATTGGTAGCTGACAACCCACCTTGGCTGAGTCATCTTGACGCAGTGATCTCATTCGACAGATACGGTGACAACTCTGTGATCACACACCAGATGGGTATGCGTACTGCCTCTGATGAGTTCGCTAAGTCCTTTGCTGATGCAGTAGACCTACCACAACTACAAGCTGATACGGGTGGCTCATACACAGACAGCAACGAGTACTCAGGTGTGGTCTCTGAGTGTACCAACATCAGTGTTGGTTACTATGGGCAGCATGGTGTCAATGAGACGCAAGACCTTGATTTTGCAGAGTTATTGTCTATTGCCTTGGTATCAGCTGACTGGTCTAAGCTAGTGTTCACTCGTGATCCAACTGTCTTTGAGGATGACTATGGACTCTACCCATACGGTAGTAACCGTACCACTATTGACAGTGAAAACGTCAGTGACTTGACGACTCTAGTACGAGACTATCCCAGTGCTGTTGCTGAGTTACTTGACCAGTATGGCTTCAGTCCATACTCGTTGATGGAGGAGTGTCACATTGAGGATACCAGTCAGTACTACACCTACCTCGACAACTATGCAGCAAGACGTTATATGTGACACGTTGTCACAGTTGCTTGACAATCAAAAATAAATGTGTATTTTAAATATACTTAAAGTATAACTTAAAGTTTCTAACTTCTTAAAGAAGTAATTAAAAGCTTTAAGTGTACTTTAAGTACGAGCATAAGGAGACTGACATGGACGATCCACATGATGATGCCACAGGGTGGCTTGATGCGATTTAAAACAGCAGTTGAAAAATACTTGAGAACCAGACAATTCAATTCCTTGTCGTATGCAACGCAGAAAAACTATGAGTCATGCCTCAGGTCTTTCTGTCGTATGTCCTTGCTTGGCAAGACTATTGGTAACGTAACGGTCACCAACTTCACAACCATCCTATGCACTGAGATGTATGACACATGGGAAGCTGAGACCTCTACCTCCAATGCCAATCACAAGAGCAGGGTATTCTCTGTGTTGATGAACTATCTGGTGTCAATGGATTTCATACCACACAACTGCATGGCTAGGGTCAGGAAGCGTACAAGCACACCACGTTCTGTGATCTGGACTCACGATCAAGTTGTATCCTTCCTTGACACAGCCTTCACAAAGTTTGAGTGGCGTAACATCGGACTGATTGTCATGATGTGCTACGAGTGGGGTCAACGTCCAGTAGACATCCGCAATCTCAAGTGGGCTGACATAGATGGTGCCGTGGTGACCATCACACAGTCTAAGCGTGGTGCTACCGTTGAGCTACCTGTGCCTGACAACCTGATGCCTATGCTTGAGCAGCAGCGTGAGGACTGGGACTTCCAAGACTACGTAGTGCCTCACCACAGGCCACAGGACAGCGCCTACAGACCGCTAACAGTTTCTCAGATGACAGCACTGCTCAGAGAAGTTAAGGCTATTGCTGAGCTTCCTGACGAGCTGCAGGTAGGTGACCTGAGGAAGACTGCCATTGTAGAAATGATTGAGGGTGGGGTTGACCATCTTGCAATCCAATCTGTATCAGGGCATAAGAACGTGGCGAGCCTTAACCCGTACAATAAGTTTAGTTTGAACACAGCCAAAGCTGCACTTGAAAGGAGACAGCGATGAATAGGAAAAGAGATATACCGCCTGAGGTATTCAGGCACTGGGCTAATTGTTTCATTGACGGTACGCTTGATGACGAGTATGCTGACGAGCTTGGTGAGATCCTTGAGCTGCTTGCTAACAACGCAGAGTTCAATGAAGAGTTGAAGAAGAACCGTGGGGCTTGGTATGAAGGCTCAATACATTAGGAGAAGATCATGAAGATAACTAGAGTAAGTCCGTTTTCAAATAAGAAGACAACGCTTGAGATTGACGTGACAGCTAGACAGATAGCTTCATGGGAGAAGGGTGAGTTAATACAGGATGCAATGCCTAACTTGACACCTGCTGAGCGTGAGTTTATCAAGATGGGTATTACGCCTGACGAGTGGGATGATATATTTGGAGTTGATAAATGATTGAAGTAACACACGTAGATCACATGGGTAAAGACTTGAGCGTTGCTAATGCAGCACGGGTAAGCTTTGGCAAGAAGAGTGATCTGGATTGGAGTGACCCTTGGAGTCCACCCAAGTTGAGGGAGAAGGACGCCAAGCTGATACGCTACCTTGCAGAGCACAAACACATCAGCCCCTTTGGGCATTGCTTTGCCAGCTTCCACATCAAAGCACCAGTCTTTGTAGCTAGGCAGCTAGTCAAGCATAAGTTCCTGCGTTGGAATGAGATTAGCCGTAGGTACGTGGATAATGATCCTGAGTTCTATGTTCCTGACGTATGGCGTGGACGTAGCGAGGATAAGAAGCAGGGTTCATCTGAGGAAGTCATTACAGAGTTCTTAGTCGAAGGAGGGGACAGATATACACCTGACCACCTAAAGTCTATGATGGAAATCAACGATGGATACGACAGTGTAATGCAAGAGTCTTGTCTTTCTTTGTATCGTGACTTCATCAAGGCTGGGGTATCCCCTGAGCAAGCACGTATGGTACTGCCACAGAGCATGATGACTGAGTGGTACTGGTCAGGTAGCTTGGATGCATTTGCTGACATGTGTAACCTACGCTGCAAGCCTGACACACAAGCTGAGACAAGGTTTGTGGCTGACGCTATCTCTGAGGAGATGGAGAAACTATTCCCTGTGTCATGGGAAGCTTTAACAAAGGAGAAAGAAGATGGCGGGTAATATCAATGGCGCTATCAAGGCATCAGCTATTGTAGCTTTACTGATAGCTGCACCACCAATGCTGATAGCTATGACATACGACGAGTATCCCAAGTACTGCAAGCTATCTATCTTGCTACCATGCATAGGAGTAAACCATGTACGCAGTGGAGATTGAGGTTGAGAAGGGTGAGTACACCTTGGTACGAAAAGAAGATCCTTGGACTTATGATACAAAGATAAGGGTCTTTGATACCAAGGAGAAAGCAGAGGCAGAAGCCGCAAGGTGGAACACAGGGCGTGTAATTAACTATTTACATTATATCCGACCTATGACAGAAGAGGAGCGTGAAAGAGCAAAGGAAAGATAAATGTCAGATAACCCACACTTAGCTTGTCCCTATACAGATTGTGGTTCAAGCGATGCATTCAATTGGAATGATGATGGCTATGGTCACTGTCATTCTTGTGGTAACGCATACCCTTCTAGGGATATGTCAGAAACATTTGATTGGGTGAAGGCTGAATACCCTTTACCAGAAAGGAGAAAACCTATGGAAATACCAGTAACGGGTATGACCTATCAGAACATCAGGGGTATTGATGCTGATGTCTGTGAGTTGTACGGTATCCAGTTACAGACTGGTGAAGGTGGTGAACCTGTACGTTATGCGTATAAGTACCCGCACACTGTCAAGTACAGGCTGCACAGTGACAAGTCTAAGTCTTGGGTCAAGGATCGTGGGCTAGGCATGAACCACCTGTTTGGCCCCGACTTCAATGCCGGCACAAGTCAGCGGATATACTTGACTGAGGGTGAGTTTGATGCGGCCAGTCTGTATCAGATCCTTGGCAAGACATTCCCCGTGAAGTCACTGCCCTCTGCTTCTATTGGCGAGAAGTTTATCAAGCACAATCACGCTTACTTGTCGTCATTCAGAGAGATCATCTATGCAGGTGAGCTTGATGCAGCTGGACGTACTGCTGCTGACAAGTTGTACCAAGCCTTCCCTGAGAAGTTCTGGTATGTGCCTATGACTAAGCACAAAGATGCCAATGACTTCTTGCAAGCAGGTGATGGTCAAGACCTGATGTGGTCTGCAAAGAAACCTCAACGGTATTCACCTGAGAACTTCTTCTGCTCTGATCAAGATGTAGAAGATGCAATCCTGCATGAGAATCCCTACGAGTATATTCCCACAGGTCACACTGGTCTTGATGATAAGATTCGTGGGATGGTCAAGGGTGGCATCACCTTTATCAAAGCCCCAAGGGGTACTGGTAAGACTGAGGTGATCAGGTACTTTGAGACTGGTCTACTACGTGATGAAGATAGCCGTGTGGCTTTGCTTCACATGGAAGAGATGAAGTCTACCACCTACCGTTCAATGGCTACCTATCAGCTAGGTATCAATGTCAGAACCAAGGATGATGCTAGAGAGAATGGTGTCTCTGAGGCAGCTGTAATTCAAGCAGCTAAGGAGATGACTCAAGGTGAGCGTACTATTATCTTTGAGATGATGTCACACGATGACCCACTCAAGTTGCTTGACTACATACGTCTTGCAGCTACGGTGTATGGTGCCGGCTTCATCTTCATTGATCACGTTCAACGTCTAGCCTACCTGTCTAGCTCTGGTGTTGATGGTGCTACCAGTACACTGACTACACTAGGTTCTCGTGCAGCACAGTTAGCCAAGGAGTTAAACATCGGTGTGATCTTTATATCACAGGTCAATGACGATGGTAGAACAAAGTATGCTGCTTCACTTGAAGAAGAAGCAATCATCTGTATTAAGATCGAGCGTGATGTTGAGACAGACGATGAGGTTCTACAGAACACCACCAACTTTGTTGTTGACAAGAACAGACCGTTTGCTAAGTTGGGTCATGCTGGTTCAGTCTACTATGATCCAGAGACTACGATACTTAGTGAAGAAACACCATTTGTAAGGAGTGACCTAGCAGCATGATTGTATTTGATGTAGAAGCTGACAACCTCTTGGATGATGCTACTAAAATACATTGCTTATCTTATACATCTGATGGGGTTAATTACGACACCTTGTTTGACTACAACGACATGCGTGACTTGGTTATGGGTCAACGTGGTTTGATTGGTCACAACATTGTGCGGTATGATGCACCCTTACTTGAGAAGCTATTGGGTATCAAGCTTGAGGCTAGATTGTTTGACACTCTACCTATGTCTTGGGTTATCAACTACAACAGACCTAAGCACGGCTTGGAATCTTTTGGTGTTGACTTTGGTGTACCTAAACCTGAGATCAATGACTGGGTAAACCTTACTCAAGAAGAGTATGCCCACCGTTGCACTGAGGATGTTAAGATCAACTGGTTGCTTTGGCAAGACTTACTCAAGCGATTCATGATCATCTATCAGAAGGACAAGGTGCTGTTGGATAAGTTCTTCCGTTACCTTGAGTTCAAGATGAGGTGTGCAGCTACAGCTGAGTCTGTTGGTTGGAAGCTTGATCTAGACTTAGCTACTAAGTGTGTTGATGACTTAACTCAACAGCAGGTAGACAAAGTGGCAGAGCTTAAGACTGTGATGCCAAGGGTTGCTAAGACTCAGGTAAAGCGTAGGCCTAAGAATTGCTTCAAGCAAGATGGTTCTCCATCTGCTCATGGTGATAAGTGGTTTGCTCTACTTGATGAAAACAATCTACCAAGACATCATGACGAGGGTGTACTTATCCTCAAGGGTTATGATGAACCTAATCCTAACTCTAGCACTCAAGTAAAAGACTGGCTGTATTCTTTGGGTTGGGTACCTTGTACATTCAAGTATGTCAAAGAGGATGATGGGAGTGAAAGGACTATCCCTCAAGTGCGTAAAGATGGTGAGCTTACTGACTCAGTTAGCTTGCTTGTAGATGACAACCCCTCAGTAAAAGTTCTTGAGGGTCTAACTGTAATCCAACATCGACTTAGTATCTTCAAAGGTTTTGTTGAGTGTGAGCGTGACGGTTATGTGAAGGCAGAGATTGATGGCCTCACTAATACACTACGCTTCAAGCACAAGAAACCTCTTGTCAACTTGCCTGGGGTTGATAGACCTTGGGGTAAGGAGATCCGTGGGTGCCTCACCGCACCTGAGGGTTACGTACTGTGTGGTGCCGACATGACCTCTCTTGAGGATACATGCAAGCGTCACTACATGCACCCCTATGATCCAGCTTATGTGTTTGAGATGTCGCAGGATGGATTTGATCCACACCTTGACTTAGCTAAACATGCCGGCGCTGTATCACAGGATGACATCGACGCCTATAATCAGGGCAACAAGCCTGAGCTTAAAGCCTTACGTAAGAACTACAAGGTGGTCAACTACTCTGCTACCTATGGTGTTGGTGCTGCTAAACTATCACGTACTACTGGTCTACCTGCTCAGGAGTGTCAGGCTTTGCTTGAGGCTTATTGGGATCGCAACTGGTCAGTCAAGAAGTTTGCAGAGTCTCAGCAGATACGTAAACTAAACGGTGAGATGTGGGTACAGAATCCTGTCAGTAAGTTTTGGCACAGCTTACGCTACGAAAAGGATGTGTTTTCTACACTCAATCAATCTACTGGTGCTTACTGCTTTGACAAGTGGGTTGCCTACTACCGTACACGTAGGGGCAATATCATTGGGCAGTTCCATGACGAATCAATCAATATAGTAAAAGAAGGAGATCAAGATGTTCACAGTAATACTTTGACTTGGGCTATTGAAAAACTTAACAAAGAACTTAAATTAAATGTTGACTTAGGTATAGACATACAATACGGTCAACGATATAGTGATGTACACTAAACATATGGAGGGCCGAATGGCTACACGTAAAGTAAAACTAACTGGTACTGCAGAGTGGGCAAAAGTATTCCCACAGAACCGTGACTTGCTAGGCTTTGATGGAGCCTACCAAGACTGTGATGGTGCTTGCACTATTGATGTCATCTTGGATGACGAGAACATGGCTAAGTTGACAGCCACAGGTTCAATGAAGCGGGGAGTACCTGACCCAGAGGGACGGGGTAAGAAGGTACGCCTTGTGCGTAAGTACAACACTGGCCGTGATTGGGACAGTGGCGCACCTGTAGTTACTAAGGAAGATGGTACTCCTTGGGACTATGATACTGATGGTACTATTGGTAACGGTTCTACCGTTGAGGTACTACTCTCAGTCTACGATACACGCATGAAGAGTATTGTAGGTACACGACTTGACAAGGTTACTGTCCTTGATCATGTAGAATACATCCCACCACAGGACGATGGCGGTACTTCCCCTGCCTTAGAGAAGCCTGTAGAAGCAGCTACTGAAGACTCAGTGCTATTCTAAGGATGTAACTTAGGGGGTGGTTGGTTTCCTTTCCTTTCCCTTCCACCCCCAACTTAAGGAGTGACTATGAAAAATATACAGACATTGGTAGACGATCTGTACCAAGTGATACAAGGCCAAGGCGGATGGACAAAAAGCATCAGCACTCAAATGGGTAATGCTGTTGCTGACACTGCCAACAAAAGGTTTTCTAAGCCACAGGAGCCACGGGGTTATCTATCTTTATCTTCTATTGGAACTCCTTGTAAGCGTAAGCTATGGTACAAAGTTAATAAAGCTGGTGAAGGTGAGCAGCTAGAATCCAACACCTTACTCAAGTTTTTCTACGGCGACATGATTGAAGAACTTATTCTGAGTATGACAATAGCAGCTGGACATGACCTCAAGGGGTCACAGGACAGGCTAGATGTTCATGGTATCAAGGGGCACAGGGATGCAGTCATTGATGGTATGACCGTGGATGTAAAGTCTTGCAGCTCTTATGCATTCAAGAAGTTTAAAGAGGGGAACCTACGTGATGATGACCCGTTTGGTTATATATCTCAGCTTAGTTCTTATGTTTATGCAGGTAAGGATGACCCACTTGTTACTGACAAGACTCATGGTGCTTTTCTTGCTATTGATAAGCAGAATGGACATATTTGTTTGGATGTTTATGATTTCACTGAAGAACTAAAAACAAAAGAAGCAGAGATGAAAGAGGCTGTGGCTATGGTCAAGGGTGAGATACCTGAGGATCGTGTCAAGCCAGTGCCTCAGTCAAAGACTAGCCCTAACATGAAGTTGTCTATGGGTTGTAGTTACTGTGAATACAAGAAGCTATGCTGGCCTAACATGCGTAAGTTTGTTTACAGCTATGGCCCAGAGTTCCTTGTTCATGTTGAGAAAGAACCAAGAGTTGCGGAGACAGTAGATGACTAGACAGGCCAAGCAGAAGGGCCGCTTAGGTCAGCAAGAGATTAGGGATAGGCTACTTGAAGCCTTCCCTGAGTTTGAGCCAGATGATATTAAGTCTACTACGATGGGAGAATCAGGGGCTGACATACAGCTATCCCCTGCAGCAAGAAAGAAGTTACCCTTATCTGTTGAAGTGAAGAGGCGTAAGGCAGAACTTAAAACTGTCTACCGTTTTATGGAACAAGCCTCTAGACATTCAGAGCATGAGCCTGTAGTGTTCTTTAGATCAGACAGAAAACCTTGGGTAGTAATGGTTGGTCTTGATCACTACGTAGACTTATTAAGGAATTGGAAAACATGACAGTAAAGATATGGGACATCTCAGTAGGGCCAATATCAGTAGACGAAGCACCTGATGATGAAGACTTTCCAGAGGGCTGTAATTATTTTGTCGTCTGTAAAACAGAGATAGACGGTGAGATGGAAGAAGTAAACTTTTGGTTTGAAGACCTTGCGCAGATACAAGAATGGCAGAAACATTTTAGAACCAGTATCGAACCGCTTGAAATAGATGAAGAACACTAGGAGAATAAACATGGCCGTTAGAAAGCCTTTTGAACCACACTTGTATGATCGCTTTGATAACCCAGCTAAAGTAAAACTGATTGAAATACTACAGCATCAGGGTCATGAGATCTCTTCTGTAAAGGAGAACTACTACGCTGACGTAGAGTCAACCCGAAAGGGTATTACCTACTACAGTGAAGCAGAAGTTAAGCGGGGTTGGAAGGAAGAATGGCCTGATGATTGGACTGAGATTAGGATACCTGAACGCAAGACCCGACTGCTTAAGAAGTATGAGCACAATGTAAATTTCTTTGTGTTCAATAATGATCTGACTGCTTGCTGGAAGATACGGGGATCTCAGATGACTGACGATACTATTCGTGAGGCTAAGGGTAGGTACATCATGAAGGGCGAAAAGTTTTTTCATATACCCTACAAAGAAGCTGAACTAGTAACATTAAATACCTTGACTGATAGTCAAGAGTCAGTATAACTAGGGGTTTCCGAATGAACTACGAAGTCCACCTATCAATACTCGTAGATAAAGATGCTAATTTCCTGGAGATATCTGGGGATAACTCAGGGGTACTCAAGGAGTTAATTGAGTATGCCCTGTATGATATAGACGATATAACTATAACTGAATGTGAAGTAAACAGACATGACTAAACTATTAAAAGGTGATAAGGATGATCAATCGAAGTGATCTAGAAGCGTTTGGGTATTTTGATATGTTTCAAAACAGTCCAGACTATGAGAAAGATCCTGTCCGTTTCTATAGCCAATTTGTAGAGGACAAGATATTAACTAAGGGGCGTGACCGTCTTATAGAAAATACCCTCGGTCTTGCTGGTGAAGCGGGTGAGGTATCTGAAAAGATAAAGAAACTCTTTCGTGACAAGAATAGATTTAGTGATGAAGATCTATTGAAAGAGTTAGGTGATGTGTTGTTCTACACAGTAGCTTTGGCAAACATCTTCGGGGGTAACCTGCGTAAGGTTATGGAGATGAACATGGCAAAGCTAGATGACAGAGAGCAACGTGGTGTATTAAAGGGAAGCGGAGATAATAGATGAATAACTACCTACCAACAGACTACCAATCCTTCATTCATACTTCACGGTATGCACGGTGGCTTGATGACGAAGGGCGACGAGAGTCTTGGGGCGAAACAGTACAACGGTATATAGAAAATGTTGTAGGCAGTATGTCTGAAGTGGATACAGAAACCGTACACGAGATCTCTCAATCTATCTTTAGCCTAGAGGTTATGCCTTCTATGCGAGCCATGATGACTGCAGGTCCAGCTGCTGAACGTGATAATACTTGTATGTATAACTGCAGCTACCTACCCGTAGATGACCCTAAGTCCTTCGATGAGGCTATGTTCATCCTTCTCTGTGGTACTGGTGTCGGCTTCAGTGTTGAGCGGCAGTTTGTCAGTAAGCTCCCTGAGATTCCTGAGCTGTTCTACAGTGATACCACAGTCGTTGTCAAAGATAGTAAGGAAGGTTGGGCTAAAGCTCTTCGTCAAGTTCTTGCTCTCCTCTGGGCTGGTGAAGTTCCACAATGGGATGTGTCTAAGGTTCGTCCTGCAGGTGCAAAGCTTAAGACCTTTGGTGGTCGAGCCTCTGGTCCAGCACCTCTTGTTGAGCTATTTAACTTTGTTATCACTACATTTAAGAATGCACAACACCGTAAGTTATCTAGCATTGAGTGTCACGACATCATGTGTAAGATTGGTGAGGTAGTTGTAGTAGGTGGTGTACGTAGGTCAGCTATGATTAGTTTGTCTAACTTATCTGATGATCGTATGCGTCATGCTAAGTCAGGTGCATGGTGGGAGAATGATCCACAACGTGCCTTAGCTAATAACTCTGTTAGTTACACAGAAAAACCAGATGCTGTATCCTTCATGCGTGAGTGGATGGCATTAGTAGAATCAGGAAGTGGAGAACGTGGTGTATTCAATCGTCAAGCAAGTAAAAAGCAAGCTGAAAAGAATGGTCGGCGTGATCCTAACTACGAGTTTGGAACTAACCCTTGCAGTGAAATCATCCTGCGTCCAAATCAGTTCTGCAATCTTACGGAAGTTGTTGTACGTGCCACAGACAGTATGGAAGATCTTGAGCGTAAGGTTAAGTTGGCTACGATTCTGGGAACCATACAATCAACCTACACCAAGTTTCCATACTTGCGTAAGGTGTGGAGCAACAATACAGAAGAAGAACGTTTGCTTGGTGTGTCACTCACAGGGATAATGGACAACTCCTTAATGACCATAAAGAATAAACACTTGGAGAAGACTCTTGAACATCTTCGTGGGATCTGTGTTTCTACTAATGCTGAATGGTCTGACCGTCTTGGTATACCTGTGGCTGCTGCGATTACATGCGTTAAACCATCGGGAACAGTCTCACAACTGGTGGATAGTGCCTCTGGCATACATGCTCGCCACAGTCCCTATTATATCCGTACTGTGCGTGGTGATAATAAAGATCCGCTAACACAGTTCATGACTGATCAAGGTATTCCTAGTGAGCCTTGTGCTATGAAGCCAGATCAAACAACAGTGTTTAGTTTTCCTGTTAAGTCACCTGAAGGTGCAGTAGTTACTGAAGATATGACAGCCATTGAGCAGCTTGAAACTTGGTTGATGTATCAGAGATCATGGTGTGAACATAAGCCTAGCGTTACGATAAATGTACGAAAGGATGAATGGTTTGAAGTGGGTGCATTCGTGTACAAATACTTTGATGAGATGTCAGGTGTATCTTTCTTACCTTACAACGAGCACACCTACCAACAAGCACCTTATCAAGAGATAAATAAAGACCACTATAAAGATTTGCTTTCTGCTATGCCATCTGCTATTGCTTGGAGTGAGTTAGCTAACTACGAGAAGGAAGATAATACAGTCTCAATGCAGACAATGGCCTGTACAGGTGATGTTTGTGAGATGGTTGATATAACATAGGAGATGTAAGATGTATGTTCTAGTGCTCATAATGTTCTTTGAAGATAGGTATAAGATCCAAAGTCATGATACGTTCTTTCCAAGTCAGTTTGCTTGCCACCAGTTCGCAGCTCCACTTAAAAAAAGACTTATGGACACTAGACCTTCATCTAATTCTGATGTAAAATACTATTGTTTTGAAATCCCAAAAGAGGTTTAAATGAAATACGACCCAGTAAACAATCCAGCACATTACAAGTTAAGTGGTGGTATAGAGTGCATTGATTATATTAAACAGGTACTAACCCTTGACCAGTTCATAGGTTACTGCCACGGTAATATGATCAAGTATCAACACAGATATATGTACAAGGGTAACCCCGTTCAGGATATGGAGAAAGCAGAATGGTATTTAAACAAGATGTTAGAAGCAATGGAGGAAAAACACAAGTGAGACCATATGAAGAAGGAGTAAAAGACTTTCGAGTTGGCAACTTAGGTAACCCTTACAAGTTGGGTTCAAAGCAAGGCAGGGAGTGGGAGATGGGCTTTAATAAAGCTTACTTTCGTAATCTAGAGAGAGTAAAACTCAATGAGCAAAAACAAAAAGAGTCTTGAAGAAGAGGCCAAAAGTTACAGGCAGAAAAAAATAAAGCCACCGCTTAAGACCAAAGCACTTACATCTCGTAGGTACTTAGCTGGTCAAGCGATGGCTGCATTGTTATCAAGATCTCCTGGACATGTTCATAAAGGAGATATAAAACGTGAGTCATATGATTGGGCAGACTTTATGTTAGAGGATGATGAGGACTAGCTACTGAAGCTTAAAGTCATTATAACTTTTAACCATATTATTTAGGGTATTCAGTTGTTGAAGATCAAAATCCTCAACCTCTTCTGGGTACCCTTTTTCTTTTAGTACTTCTAAGACTTCTGCTACCTTTCGTTTATTTTTACTTAGTATTTTATACATCAAACCTAGCTCAGGTCTACCTGCCTCACTAAGCCCTAGTGAAATATAGTCAATACAATTTTCTCTTTCCT